ATATCAATTGAACCAACATAATCATCATAATATCCTAGTGACCAAGTTTGTGGGTTAAAAGCAAGTCTTTGCCATGTTTCAAAAAATAGTTTTTCTCTCATGTCAGAAGAACATACAAATGTACCACTTATTTCTGCAAAAGAAAATCCATTAACAATTTCTCTTGTTGGGCCATATATGTTTGTATCTGGTGTTGTATCTAAATTACGGCCAGGAAATGATATTGATTCACAACGTAATCCAGTTTTTCTAACTGTGCCATCACCTTTTGCTTGTCCCATAACTTTTGAAAATATATTTTGTAGATTGGTTGATGTAGTTCCCTTTTCACCAGTTGGTGCATTTAACATAACCTCATAACGATTTGCTCTTGCATAACCGTCATCACTATGAAATCCAGCAAGAACTTCATTAAGAACACCATACGCAGTACCCTCTAATCTTTTACCTAAATTAAATGCCATTAAATCATACTCCTTGAGTCGTTCCAAACTTTAGCTGCAGATGTTTTACTAAATCGTTGAACTGGTAATAATGTTGCAACTGTAAATTCATCTCCATCTATTCTACGAAATGCTGATTTGACATGACCAGCAAGATATCGTTTAAGTGTTGGTTTAATTAATTTTACATTTTTTAACTTTTGATAATCAGTATTTATTTTTGTTTTGTTGTCAAAATTAGTATCTGTGCTATAATCCATTAGTTCATCTAACAATCTTATTCTTAGTGGTATAGGTAGATAATGTAGATTAATACCTAAGAAACCATCTGAATATCTTTCTAGAGGTAGAACTAGAGGAAATCTATCATAATATGGTAATTTGTTTTTGAATTTTGGGTCATAGAAAAACATATTTAAATTACCATAAAAAGGCCTAGATGCTCTTTTTCCATCTCTTATCAATTGCGTAGCAGTAGGTTTACCAAGCTCTGCGATTTTATCTCTAAACCACGCAGTAGATTTTGGACGACCTTTAGCCGCTTTGACTACACTTTGTATATATTTACTAGGAACTGCCATAATACTATTTATACTGTGGATTTAAATGGTCTTCAGTAAGTATCTTAAATTCCATACCTCTGTTCTCACAATAGTCTGTTGCAGACTTCCACTTTGCTTGATTGATACCCCAAGTTTGCACCTCTTTGTACCATTTTCTAGTTTTACGTTTGGGTGTCTTGTTAGGTTCTTTACATTGAGCTTTAGGTTTAACCTCAATAATAAACTTTTTGTATGTTCCGTTGGTTTGTTTTACCTTCATATAGAAATCTGGGAAGTATCTATGCATCTTTCCGTCCCACGGCGACCTATAGGGTACTATAACTTCCTCACTACCCCATTCTATAATGTTATCATTCCTATCACAATACACCATGAGTTTACGTTCCCATAAAGAACGATAGATTATTTGTGATGAATTCCCAATATATTTTTTAGGATTGATAGGAATATATTTTCCTTTGTATGCCATATCATATAACTCTTATAAATACTTTAAACCCCATAGGAGTATTTATACATGGCACTAGACAGTTTAAGACAAGCGGCACAAGGTGTTGCAATTGGAAATTTAAGAAGGGTTGCTGGAAATTTGCCTGGCATGTTAGGTGGTAGTAAAGGTGATAATTCTTCCAAGTATAAAAAATTAAATAGAGCAAAATCACCCCACTCTTTAGAAAATTTAAGTTTTCCAATAGATGTAGATTCAGACCCAGGCTTGGGTAATCATGGTCACTACATGATGTTTTATATTAATCAACAAGACCATGCAAAATTAAAATTTGGTGACCCAGCAGAACCAAAACAGTCTGGTGCTGATAATATGGACAAGGCTGTTAAACAACATAATTTACCAAAAGAAAAAAATGAGGTACAGACTATAAAGACAGGACTTGCTACATCAACACAGTATGCACCAACTCAATGGAAAAATAAAATTGGTATGCAAATGAATAATGCTGTAGGCCCCGACTCAGAAAAAAAAGGATTTGGACAAGGTGCAGCTGGTGGTTCTGGCCCAGCTAAAAAACCATTGAAATACTCAAAAGAAGCACAAGCAATTCATGTAAAAAGAGCTCCTACAACTAGAATGAAAACTGCAATAGCATTGTATATGCCTGCAAGTGTCCAAGTAACTTATGGTGCAAACTATACAGACACAGAGATTGGTTCTATGGCAGAAAGAGCAGCAGAGGTATTAAAAGATTTTGGTGCTGGAAATACAGCTGAAGGTTTTACAAAAATGTTAAATGCAGATTCAGATTTAGTTAAAAATGCTGGACAGTTTCTTTTAGCAGGAGTTGGTAACTTACCAGGCTTTGGTGGTGCAAAAGAATTAGAAGCAATGAAAAAAGGAAGAATAATATCTAACCGTATGGAACTTGCATTTAAAGGTATCAACAAAAGACAGTTTCAATATACATTTAAAATGATGCCTAGAAATCAAAAAGAGTCAGATGAAATAAAAAAGATTGTTCATGCATTTAAATTTAATATGTTACCAGAATTTGAAGGTAGTGATTTATCAGGTAGAAGTTTCATTGTACCAAACACATTTGATATTGAGTATATGTATAATGGTAAACAAAATCAATACCTTCACAAAATATCAACTTGTGTATTAGAGTCAATGAATGTAACATATGGTGGAGATAGATATAAAACTTACACAGCAACAGCTGAAGGTGCTCCACCTCAAGAAACCACTATATCATTAAATTTCAAAGAAATGGAAATGATAACAAGAGAACGTGTAGAGGACGGATTCTAATGTATTTTGATAATTTTCCAGTAATTGTATACGACTCTGTAGGACAAGGAAAGTATAAAGATGTTACAAATCTTTTAAGACGAGTAGCAATGCGTTCAAAGGTAAAATCAAACCTATTGATGTTTGATACCTATGACGTGAAAGAGGGCGAAACACCAGAAATGATTGCAGACAAATTGTATAATGACCCAGAATTACATTGGGTAATATTATTAGTCAATGACATCACAGACAGATATCATCAATGGCCTATGAGTACACCACAGTTTCTTGCATTTGTTAATGATAAGTATGCTAATGTAGATGGGGTACACCATTATGAGATTGCCCAAGACTCTGGTGATACAGATACCAAAATAGAGGTATATAATAATTCTGCATTGTATACTGGTGATTCAGATTTTTATGCATCTGCATCTACAGTTACTAATTTTGAGTATGAAGAAAATGAACAAGATAAGAAAAGAAAAATACGATTACTTGACCCAAGTTTTATAGACCAATTTGTAACAGAGTTCAAATCTCTTATGAAGGAAACAATAATCTAATGAGTGGTATAAAGTATGCTGGTGAGGTGGAATTACAAAAACTTGTTTTAATATCATCTTCTGGAACAGCAATAGATTTAACAGAATTAGTTATCAATATCAACATTTATGAGAGTGTATTCTCACATGCAATGTCTGGTAGTATTATGATAGCTGATACAAATAATCTATCCGTAAATCTTCCAATCATAGGTCAAGAATATCTAAGTCTAAAATTAAATACACCTACTCTAGAAGATAAAGCTATAGACTACTCAGAAAACGTATTTGTCGTATACAAAATCAAACAAAGAGAGTCCGACAGTTTGATGCAAGTTTTAGAACTACAATTTACAACACCAGAAATGTTAAAAAGTAACCGTGTTAGAGTATCAAAAAGTTATACAGACACAATAGATAATATTGCAGAAGATGTATTAACAAACGTAAAATACTTAGACACAAAAAAAGATTTATTTATAGAGCCTACAAATGGTATCAGAAGAATAGTTGTACCAAATCTTCACCCATACAATATTATTAGAAAACTTGCAACAGAGTCTATATCAAAAGAAAATGCTTCCCCACATTATGTTTTCTTTGAAAATACTAGAGGAATACATTTTAGAAGTCTGCAAAGTTTATATGCACAAGGTGTTACAGGTAGATATCATGCAGGCGATAAAGCCATTGATGAGGAAACAACTGGATTGACAAACGCAGGCGAATCTGGTGATTTAATGCAAGATATGAAAAGAATTATAAGTTTTAGTATGGGAGCAAATAATGACACTTTAGCCAATATAAAAGGTGGAATGTTAGGTTCTACAATTCTTTCACATGATATATATAACAAGAGTTATAGTAAAGAAACTTTTAGTTATTTTGATAATTTTGAAGACCATCAAAGAATAAGTGAAAACGCAGTATATAATGATAATCCAATAGATGAAGATTTGAACACATTAGGAAATTTTACAGATGCAAGAATTCATTTACACTCAGTTCCTTCAGACACAGACACACAACACTACTCAACAACCACATCTTCATACACATATTCATCAAATAGACTCTCAGATAGTTTGTTGTCTAGACAGTCACGATTTGCAGAATTAAGGAGTGGTGTTGGGATAACTATGGAAATTAATGGAAATACTACTTTAGCAGCTGGTGATATGATTGAGGTACAATTACCTATTGCTGGTATAGACCATGATAATGATGTAGTAGACAAATATTATAGTGGAGAATATTTAATAACAAATTTAAGACACGTTTTTGTACCAAGAGAAAGAACACATAATATCATTTTATCACTTGCTAAAGATTCTATGCCAGAAACTTTACCAAAGAAAAGTGATGCAATACAACCTCAACCACAACATAAAGGTCTGGTAACCAAATCATTTTATTAAGAAAGGAGAACTCTCTATTAAAAATACCAAAACTCACAAAAATAATTATCGAAGGGATAAACTTATGGCTAATGCAAAACGCAAACATAGAATTAAAAAAATGAACTTTTTACAACAAAATAGGAGAATTGAACCCAACATAAAAACCGATAAATACGAGTTAATAGAGAAAGTCAAAGATGAAATACTTCAACGAACTACAAGAAGGGGTGTACGACCCCAACATATTTAAGGCATTCTTCATAGCTGGTGGGCCTGGCAGCGGTAAATCATTCGTTGTCAGACGCACCACAGGTGGATTAGGTTTAAGAGTGGTTAACTCAGATGATGCATTTGAACATCAACTGAAGAAGGCTAACCTGTCCTTAAAGATGCCAGCATCTGAAACAGAACCAAGAGATATTGTGCGAGCTCGTGCAAAACAAACGACTGCATCTAGAAAAGCAGGATATCTTGAAGGTCGTCTTGGTATTATTATTGATGGTACTGGTAGAGAGTATGATAAGATTGCAAAGGAAGCCACACAGTTACAACAATTGGGGTATGACACATATATGATATTTGTCAACACCTCACTTGATGTTGCACTAGAGCGTAATGCAATGCGTCCTAGAACTATTCCAGAAAAGATTGTTACTAAATCATGGAAAGATGTGCAACAAAATCTTGGTAAGTTCAGTCAGTTTTTCAGACAAGGACTTGTGATTGTGGACAATAATGATGCTGGTGATGATGTATTCAATTTGGTATCTAAACAAATAAGAGGTCTTGTGAAGAAAAAGGTTAATAATGGTAGAGCTATGCAATGGATACGAAACGAACTAGAGAAGAAAAAACGTAGATAAGCCTTGACAACCTCTTAAAAATCTGGTACACTATACATAGTGATTCGGAGTAATGAGAGGAAAATGTTATGAATAAATTAACAGAAAAATACGACAAGATGTATAACATGATTGAAGTATCTGTTGTACACAAAGCTTTCAAAAAAGAACCTAAAGAGGTTGCCCAAGTCTGGGTAAACAAAAATCTTAACATAAACCAAATACTAGACAAAGCATTTATGTTAACCAACAGCATTAATGATGCATGGTGGAACAACAAAGATGTGGTATGTCTTGAAAAAACAAGGTCAACAATGAGTGGTGACCAAGTGGTTATACAAGGCCATACTTATGAATGTATGGACAGAGGGTGGAGGACTCTAGGATAATGATAACAGCAATAATGATAATAACATCAATGTATATACATGGTGATATGCGAACACACATGCCATCTATGAAAGAGTGTCATAAAGCAAAGACAGAGGTTTTACTACAAGACCCCATGGCAAAGATAATATGCATACCACACTACAAAGAAGATAAATCTGCAAAGATGAGTGAACGCATGGGGGGTATGATGCGTGAGATGATGAATATAATGAAAGAATATAATGAATAGTACAGAAAAACGTATAGATAATGTTTACATAGCATTAGACAACGCAGAGAGTGATTGGGCTAAAAATTATTGGGCAACAGTACTAACAATATTATTGCGTCAAATGAGGTCAGAGAAACCCACAGTTCACTAAATAATAGTAGGAGTTTCTCAATGGTAACATTAACAGAATCAGCAAGAGAATATCTAAAACAAGTTGGTAAACCAAACGTCTACCTTAGCGTACAAGGGGGTGGGTGTAGTGGTTTTACTTATGTGTGGGATACCACAGATGAAAAACCAACTGTAGAAAACCTTCACGTTGACCCTATAGCAGAAATGTATGTATTGGGTTGCACAATAGACTATGTGAAGGAATTAGGTGGTAGCTTTCTAAAAGTTATCAATCCTAATGCCACAGCACAATGTGGTTGTGGGGAGAGTTTCGGTGTATAACAATGGCCATAAATATATGGACATTTTTCTTCGTTGTGGTATTCAATAATCAATACGCTTCATCAATAGAATACGATAGTTTAGAACAATGTTTACAACAACAATACGAAGTAGAAAAAAACCCAAGTGTGTTATATTATGAAAGACAATGGATTGACACATTAGAATATGGGTGTGTAAAAAGAATTAAAAGGTATGTAGAAGAATGTGAATTGTTACCAATGGATTATGTCAATAAGAAACAATGTATTCCATATTGGGAGCATTGGGCTAAAAATAGGAGATAAGTATGAATTTATGGTATATAACAGTTTTAGTTATTACTACGTTATCGCCGCCTGAGGGTTACATGCAATACACACAAGGATTTAAAGATGAGGCAAGTTGCCAAGCATTTTTAAACGAGCCAGGTGTTAAGGAGCAGGTTGAAGCAGACATAAAATGGCAAACACAAAAAGTTTTAATAGAATTAGGTGATTATACTTGTATGCAAAGAGGAGATGCAATAGAGAAAAATGCTAGATTCGGTCATGGGGCTGTAGATATATGAGAACAGACGAACAAGTCATAGAAGATATAGAATATATAATAGAAACAAAGATACAACCAAGTGTAGCAATGCATGGTGGTATAGTATCTTTACATTCTTATAGTCGTGGAGTTGCGACTATGTTTATGAGCGGTGCGTGTAGTGGTTGTGCATCTTCAACATATACTCTTAAAATGGGTATAGAGAATTTGTTGACACATCACGTTCCAGAAGTTAAATCAGTAGAGGGTGTAGATGACGATAATTCTGAAGTCGCACCATATTTTAGTTAGGAAAGACAATGTACGAATATAGATGTAAGATTGTTAAAATTATTGACGGCGACACAGTTGACGTGGATATAGATTTAGGCTTTGGTGTATGGATGCACAAAGAACGCATAAGACTATACGGTATTGATACGCCAGAGAGTAGAACTTCTGATAAAGAAGAAAAGAAATACGGTTTGATTGCCAAGAGTTGGATAGAAAAGTTTATGCCTCTTGGTTCTACACAAACACTTATTACAGAAAAAGATAAGTCTGGTAAGTTTGGTCGTATTTTAGGCAAATTTAGAGTAAATGACGGTAACTATGATATCATATTAAATGATTGGATGGTATCAAATCATCATGCCGTTGCTTATTTTGGACAGTCTAAAAATGACATAGCAGAGCAACATATTGTCAATCGAGGCCATGTAGATGCAGCTATGGAAGAAAACTAGTATTGAATGAATCAAATACAACAGAATATTATTGTAACAATTGTGCTTGCACAAGTCATTGTGGGGAAGTTTGTCAAGAGCCTATTGGCGTAGGTGCTACAGACAAAACGATTATATGTGAATGTTCAGAGTGTAAATGCCCATTATGTGACTATACAGAAAAAATGAAATATGGTTCGTAAATATCTTGACAAACGTCAAGGTATTTGTTATTATTAAAAATAGGAGAAAATTATGATTGATAAAGTGATATATTGGTTAAGGAAAACTACAGAGGTAGGTATTTGTTTAATCGCATTAAGTATTGTTGCAGAAATACTATTTGGTGTCTATACACCATTCTTTCCACCAGTTATAGAGAACATTATATTCTTTGTTGCTGAGTTAGGTTCTGAAGGATTGATAGGTATAGTTGCATTAGGAATACTATGGGCCATCTATGCAAGGAATAATGAAAAATAGTTTTGCTATTATTTGGATAATTTTTTGGATTTTTGTTACTGTTTATTTTATGTCGCAACACACTAGGATTTTTATAGCATGAAAGAGTTAGAACCTTTTAGTAAAGAGTGGTTAGAGAAAGAGATAAAAGAATCTTATCCAGCCTGTGTTGGTATGGCTAAAATAGGTTGGAGAAAATACGAATGTTGGAATTGGAACGATAAAGATAATTTAAAAAAGTTAAATATCTTGTGGAATTTGATACCTTACAAGTATCTATCTTACAATCGTTTAGGAATACATATAGTATGGCCGTGGACAGAGAAAGACAAAAGAGGTTAAGAACTACAGGCAAGTGGTTTGTAAAACAAGAGAAAGATAAGTGGTTATGGATTAACTGGGCATTTCCACTTGCACTTATTATCAGTTTATTTTTTTATATAATTACGGAGTTATTATGAGTGTTAAGTTGATAGACCACATGGGAACAGACCTATCTGTTGTCAATGCAGCCAGAGTGTCATTTGCAAAAGAGCAAAAAGAATTTGATTTATATAAAGACACCAAACTTATCAATTATCTTGCTACCCACAATCATTGGAGTCCATTCGGACACGCATCATTACAATTTCATATAACTGCCCCCATCTTTGTGGCACGTCAATTAGTCAAACATCAAGTTGGACTTGTGTGGAATGAAGTATCACGAAGGTATGTAGACTCAGACCCAGAGTTTCATTTTGTA